GGCACACTAGTGAATAGATTCGTGAATTGCTGTAGCTTCTGCTGTGGCAGAGTTTGTTCGTAGTTATAACGATTGATAGCGTCTTGTAGAGCTTTCTGTTGATATTGCTCTTGACCTTGACCTGCTGTGAGTAACTTTTGAATATCCATGTAATCAGCTTGAGCATACGCTGGCGCACCTTGCACAGCAGCCATTTGTCTGCCACGTTCTGCCTCAGCAGATTGATAAGCTAATTGACCTGCACTTTCCGCTAAGTTACGACCGAATATGTCCTGAGCCTGACCTACCTGCTGACCCATTGCATTAGAGCCGTAACGACCCATTGATGAAGCTCTAGACTGTAAGCCCTGTACGCCACGAGTATAAGCCTCTTGAGCCTGACGAGTAGTTCCAGCTAATGCACCCTCTAGGAATGGATTAACACCTCTACCTTGAACTGTGGATAAATATTCTTGCTGCGCTGCTTGCTGAATCGGAGAACCTGACATAGCTCTAGTTTGAGCTGCCTGTAATGCAGCCTGAGTAGCCTCACTAGGAGAGACATAAGTCTGACCAGGAAAGAATGCTGCTCCAGGTGCTTCATATTGACGTTTAGCTTCTTCAAGACCATACGTTACGTAAGGCTTGATTGTGGGATCTATCCCGCTTGTTGTAGTTGAACCACCGCCACCACCGCCCATATCAGACCTCGCAAATCCATTGTTTAGCTTTGAAGCCGAGCTTCTTAGCCCTACGTTGCCAACCTTGTCGATGGCTAGAGAAAGTTACATATTTTGCATTAGCTTGACTTGCCAAGCCTTTTATGTATTTTAGCCCATCTTCAACCATTTGATAATCATTTTCTAACGTCCAAGCCGCCCAAACGTGTAGATGTAGTCCAGATGGCTGCAATATGAAGAAGCCACCAAACCTCTGCTCCTTCAAAACTACCCATAGAAGTGATCTATTAGAGATTAAATCTGCATAGACATCTTCTACTATCCAATCCTCTGGGCTATACCCTTTAATCTTGTCTAGTGGAGCCTTAATAGAAGCCCACCACCCTCGTATTTCTGCTACTGGAATATGTCGAAATTCCATTAACCCACCACTATGTAGCCGTATGTCTTATCTGCTGTGTTATTAGACCAATGTGTCAAAGTAGCACTCCCTTGAGTTTGTGAAGAAACGTATATGTTACTTGTAGCTGATGGAGCTATATATTGCATTGTCGCTATAACGCTAGGTACGGATGGTCTTGTAGGACTTGTGCCAGTACCATAATGCTCAATAGATATACCAGTATTAGAAACACGCCACATTATCTCAACATAATCATTGGCTTGCAATTCTAAAAAGAAATTAATTGCTGCAATCATGTGGCTAGGATCGCCAGCACTTTTACGAGTCGTTAATCCAAAACGACTATTTGACCCAGCTATATCTGTTCCATTTTTTCTAAACCATACATCTACTTCTTCAGAATCGTTATGTGAATTCTTAAACTGAATAGAAAACTGAATGTTGTACACGCCATAATTTCTGACGTTCATTCTTGAACTATTCGATAGATATACTCCGTTAGAGTAATCCGTTGTGTTTAACGTTATTGCGTAAGCAGTAGTCGTATTAGCAGCAGTCTGATCTGTAGTATCCTGAAACGCACCGTAAGGAGCCGCATCAGCCTCCGCAGCATTACTTATAGGAACCAAGAATATCAAGCTCTCTTTGCCTATACGGCTGTCGTATATAGTCGTTGTAGTCACATTGCCTGTGGCTAAAGTAACCGTACCAGTATTATTCGTCTTTCCGTCCATAACGCCACGAACGACCTCAGCAACCTGTCGCTGATCTCCACCAAAAGGCGGTAAAGTCTGAAACTGGACTGTTCTCGTCATCGAGTACCCTGACCTGCTATGTCAATCTCAACCGCTACAGCAGTTTTCCAGTTCCCACTAGGACTAGTTTTAACCCTGTGATACCTACCTGCCGAACGCAGCCCACAGCGACCCTCAGAATCGGCTACAGACGCATCACCAAACGTAATGGCATCATTTAGCAGCTCACGACTTGCGACCGCTACAGAGCCGCTACCAGCGTCCACAATCGGTCTGCCTAAAGTAATGACTGAATGGCCTACATCTATATCGCCTGACGTTAAAGCAGCCTGTTTGTATTGACCGCTAAAGGTTACGATATTAGGGCCTCTCGTTGCAGACAATAACAATAGCCCACCAACCCACTGACGATCATCTAAAGAGATACCTAGTGAGTCTATGCTTGCGCTAAATGCGTCCAAACCTTCTAGCGTTACTGATGGAGTTAGAGCAAACGAAACACTATCAGCAGTAGTCTCTGCATATGACCATTTGTTTAGTGCAATGTTGTAAATCAGCAGTAAATTGTCACCGTTCTGTGCAGGGAATAACCAAACAATCAGTCTTTTCTCTGTATCTACTGCGGCTGACATACCTAACTTGATTGCAGTTAGATTAGCGTTATCAAAGAACCAACGATCTATCTTTTCTGTACCGATTCCTTTGGTTGTCTGACCATCACACACGTAAAAACCATCGTCTGCTAGGAAATACGTTAATCCTGCAAAGTTAATGATTGATCCGGCAGAGATACAGCCTAAAGTACGATTAATAGCATCAAACTGGAAGAAATACGGACTACCTGCATAAGACATACGGTAGATAGCACGTTCTAAGAATACTAATCCGTATTCGCCACCAGCTAAACCAGTGATATCACCACCGTCAGGCATGATTTGAGAGTCAGATTGACTAGCAAGACCAGGAGTCCAGTCTGTTTCATCATTAATATCAGACCAGTAAACCTTGTTTTCTTCGCCAACCACGTTAGCAGCGACTACAAAGTCCTTAACTACGGTTACATACTTAGCAGTAGGAGCAGCAGCAGCCAAATCACCCGCATAAGTAGATACATTTAGCGTGTATGACTGCAATTTGCTGTCACCGTTAGCCATAATCATCTTCTCGCCATACTGAACAGCGTCCCAATATTCAACTGCACCGTAACCAGTAGTGGTTAATGGAGCCATTGCACGAGTACCAGGCGTAAACTTGTACAGATTACTAGCTGAAGCACCAAATAATGATACCGTTCCTGCCGTTTTACCTGCAAAACACGTCAATAAATCAGCATTAGCATCGTCAGAATACTCAACTTCGTCAAGAATAGGAGCATATCCGTTAGTAACTGGATAACAGTTAACTGCGCCTGTTAAAGCACCTGTAACGCCAGGCTGATCTGGTAGCCATTCGCCGAAGATTATGCGTTGTTTAGCCATCTTTATTGCCTTGTCCAAGTATCAGATTGTGATGCTACTACTGTCCATGTGTTACCGCCTTCAGGAACAATAGTCCAAGTATTCGATTGTTCTACTACGTTATCCCACTCGTCACCAATTACATGACCGTCTGCGCTTATATCTGCATTTCCTTCTATACCTGCTATTGCGTTCCATACCGCTATTGCTAAACATGAAACTTCTGCTACAGCATCTACTGAAGCATTGCCACTATAATCAACTTCGCTACTTGATGTTACCGTAGCCGTTCCATCAATAGCAGCAGTACCTACCTGAACTCGTATGCCTTCAGCCGTAACCGTAGCAGTACCGTTAATAGCACCAGTAAAGAATAATGTTCTAGTAGCCTCTGCCGTAACCGTTGCCGTACCATCCACAGCAGCAGTAGCAAGTATTATTAAGCCACCATTAGCCGTTACAGTAGCAGTGCCAATTATTGAGCCAGTAGCACTATAGATAATGCCACCATCCGCAGTTACCACCGCAGTTGCATCTATAGAGCCTGTAGCAGTCTGAATCCTGATACCAATAGCAGAAACAGTAGCCGATCCGTTAACACTTCCTGCACCGTTATATACCGCAAAAGCGTTTGCCGTTACTGTGGCAAAAGCATCTACCGCAGCAGTAGCTAATACGACATTCCCAGCTTCACCTAATGACGAATACGGTGCTTGTGAATATGCCGATAAACCAAACATTTAGAACACCACCCACTTAGACCCACTAGGAACAGTTACGCTTACACCACCGTTAATCGTAATAGGGCCAGCACTCATAGCTGAGTATCCACTAGGAATTGAGTAACTTGTAGCTACAGTGAGTTTGTTAATTACGATACCGTTAGAAGCACCAACCTGTTCAGCATACGCAGTATTCGTAGCATCCTCATGAACCGACTTGGCGGCAGGATACGTAGCAAATACGTCCTTGCTATTGCTTGCAAACGATATAGGTGAAGTAGTACCAGAACTGTTAGCTAGTACCGTATCACGAGATAAAGTAGTACCAGAAGATGTGTAAGTACCGATACCTACTTCCCATGTTCCAGCAGTGCTATCAACAATAGAATAGTAGGTAGTATTGCCATTACCGATAACAGCAAAAGACTGAAACCCAGCACTAGCACCAGCAAGCGTTAGCGTACCAGTGCCAGCAGTGGTAGATGTTTCCTTGACACGATCTGCGACAACTAGTGCCATTATTTACCCCTTACGCCAGAGTTACGCTAAGACCGCCAATAGCTATCTTAAAGATATCTCCAGAAGAAATAGTTTTAGATGTGTCTAATGCTGTGTGGTAAAGCAAGTTACCGCTAGAAGAAGCATCAAGAATACCGATCCAACCAACTGTTCCCCATGAACCAGAAGCCTGTGGAAACTCTACAGCAGCAGTATTAGTAGATACAC